GAGCCTCAAGCTCGTAGTATTGATCCCAGATAGCTTGTTTTTCGTCGTGCAAACGAGTCTCCCATAGCTTCTCCACTAAGTCCTCTTGCGTGAGCTCGAAGCCGTCGAGAGGATGCACCCAACACCATGGGCGGATTACGTTATCTTTTTCCATTATTCGGATGCGTGTTTATCTCCCGAACAACAAGCTCCCCTGTTGTTACGGTGACGAACAGTCCTTTTCCACCGAACATTTTAATAAGTTCGTCTGACTCTTCCTCAACTTCAGCCAATACAGCCTGATCTCCGAGTGACGCGGCAATCTCTACGGTGGTAGAGATGTAGTTGATCAGTGTATCGATTTGCATCTGGTGCATTTGTTTGAAGCCAATAGTTTTGAAGTCTTCCATTTCCATCATTCGATGTCTCCCCAGTGTTCTTTGATATCAACGTCAATTTTGGATGGGATAGCAAGAGGCATTCCTGTCTCCATGATCTCCTTAATCCGCGAAGCTTGTTCGTCACTTTCGATACTAAAACATAACTCGTCATGCACCGTTAGCATAGGGGTGAGCCCCTCGTTGTAGCAATCAAGCATTGCCTTCTTAGTCTGATCGGCAGCGGAGCCTTGGATAAGCTTGTTCAGAGCCTTGTATGTGAACGCTCGGCGTATGCCTTTACCTCCAGGGCCCCCGTACTCCTTCATAGCTTCCTCGTAGGGCAGTGGCTTGCCTACTCCGTAGGTGACAGGCTCCCAAAGGTGGAAGCGGCACTTACGGCCCATTACAGTGCGTATCTGCCCGTTCTTCTCGCCCTGCTTACTGGCTAGGTCTGCCAATCCTTTAACGAAAGGAACCTTAGAGTGGTGTCTACCGATTAAATCCTTGGCGTCTTCCTTTGAAATGCCAAGCTGGTCGGCCAGTTTAGCCACACCCATACCGTACATAATGCCGAGGTTCACGGTCTTCGCTTGCTTCCTAGTGATGTTCGCAAGGTCCGCAACCATCTGGTGAAGATCAACGTCACCCGTGTGAAACTCTTCCACGATCTGATCCACGATTGGATGCCGGATAGTGGACGGTATCATCGAGGCAAAGTGAACGAGGAGCCTTGGTTCTTGGCTCGAGTAGTCAAACGATCCCCACCTCTGGCCCTCCTCTGGTACAAAGATGCCTCGAATGTACCGCTTAATGTCAGGGTCACGGGCCGGAAGCTGCTGAAGATTGGGGTTAGAAGATGAAAATCTACCCGTCACAGTTCCCCCTGCATCCCTTCGCGTAGAGTGCAACTCGGTGTGAATCCTTCCGTTGTGCTCATGGCGAAGAATGCTGTCGATAAATGTGCTGTCCGCTTTGTCGAACTCCCGCAGCTTAACCAGAATCTGGGCAATCTTCTCGGGGTGATCATTGAGAAAGTTCTTGGTAAACGATGGAGCCCCTTTCTCTGTGCGGGGATATTCCAACTTCAACTTATCAAACATCTTTTGGATAGACGCAGACGCCCAGATGTCCACTTCCATACCAGCTTCTTTCTCCAGTAGCCCCCTAAGAAGTTTGCTTTGGGACTGCAAAGCCTTTTTGTTTTGGTCCGCTCGATCAAGATCCACCCGCACACCCTTGGTACGCATGTCCAGAATACAACGAATCAACCCTGTCTCCATGTTCCAAACGTCCCATAGCTCGTCTTGATCGAGTCGTACTTTCAGAGCGGTCCAAAGCTTGAGCGTGGCAACTGCATCCTGTTCGGCATATGCGCCAACAAACTTAGGGGGCAGCTTATACATCTCCGACTTAGGGTTCACGCCAAAGTCCGCCGCCGCCGCCTTGAGCAACTGCTCGTTCTTCCGTACCCCAGCGTAGTCACGGGCCATAGTATCGAGGCCAAAGGACCAGCGGTTCTCATCCACCAAAGCACCCGTAACCATCGTGTCAATGATCCGGCCCTTGATCTCCACACCTTCTGCCCTCAACCAACCCGCATCATAGGTTGCGTTGTGCATAATCACGTCCATATCAGGTACAGATAGCTGCTTCTTGATCCACTTGAGCGTGATCCTCGGGTCCATGTTGTGCCCGTTCTCATGCCGCATGGGGAAATACCCTTTGTATTCTCCTGCAGCGACAGCAATCCCAATGATATGTCCGTTGTTCGTAGCCCATCCAGGGCCGAGCGTAGTCAGGTGGGGGTCCTTTGTTTCCAGATCGACAGCAACCTCTTTGTACGCAGTAAGGTCAGGGAACTCCGTAGGGATGTTCCAATCGCTTTCGATCACGTTCATCTCACCCTTGAGTTGGTAATTGAGATCACTGGAATCACCACTATCATCTGTAAACAAAAACTTCTGACTCATTTAGCTAACACCTTTCCTAGCCTCTCAAGGATCTTAGCCTCACGCTCAGAGAAATCTGAACCCAATGCACTGTACCCGCACTTGTCGATCCAAGAGTCCTCATGGTCAATGCCATTCAACAGACGGGCAGACTTCATCCAATCCATCATTAGCGCAACGTGTTGTGGGGTAATGAACCCATGGGTGCGCTGTGATTCTCTGACAATTATATTCCATCCATCAGCAATACGCGAGAAGTTCTCGTATGCATCGCCATAATCCTTGGCCCTCTGCCCATTGATCAACTCTTTTGCGGAGTCTAAGACTTCATCTCTTTTCATAGCGTGTACCTATATTTGTTGCTGGACTGCAGGATGTATAAGTTGTGCCTCGCCCTAGTTACTGCGACATAGAAAGCTCGGTGCTCATCGTCAGGGAATTTGCTGCGGTCACACGCCTTGGTCGATGCAGTCCAGACCATACAGTTATCGTCCTCTCCGCCTTTCATAGCATGGAACGTAGAGACTTTGATCCGAGGTTTAGATAAAAGATTCTCCCCTCTGCGGAAGATAGCATCGATGTACTCTTGCTCGGAGCTCGGCACGTTTAGTATCTCGTATGCGCCGTAAGCCGAGTCCTTCAACAGACCGTAGTCCTTTACCAGTTCTTTCATTGACAGAGTAGTATCTGCAGGGAGAGCGTCAAGCAGTTGCATCGCGCCCCTCCGGACAACAGCGTCCACGCCCTGTTTCTTTACTGAGTCGTACAAACGCTTAACGTCAGGCAAAGGAACTGATCCATCCTTGCACAACTCATCCCAAGTCAAAAGGTTCTGCACCAAGATCTCTGACAAGCTGGACCTACCATTGCGAGAGTACTTGTAGCCCTGTCCTCGCAGATAATTCGCCATCTCTGAGACATACCCGTTGGTCCGCGCCATCAACGTCCATGATCCTTCGTGCATCGGGGCCTCTGAAAGATAGTTTATGTATTCGACCTTGCCCTCTTCCTCCCGAGCGGTGAACGTCTTTTCATGGCGTCCCGAAATTCTTTTTGATACAGACAGCGCAAGACGGTGGACAGACTTAGGGATCCGAAACGACTGACTCAGCACCTCGATGTTAGTCGAACAGTTGTTGAACTCCGCAACATCAACGCCTGTCCATCGGTGGATAGCTTGATCATCGTCTCCAGCAACCCAAACATTCTCGGAGCTCGACGCAATCTTACGAGCCATTTCCCACTGCAGCGGGGTGAAGTCTTGGGCCTCATCAATAAACAGGTAGTCCAGATTCGGAGTCTCGCCGTGCTCGATGTACTGTTCTATCATATCAACAAAGTCGTACTTGTCCGTTGATCTTTTGTACTCGACCAACTGCTCGGATAGTTGTTTCAGCTTGGCAAAAAACAAACTCCAATCCGCTTCCTCGTTATACTCCTGTTCGATCTCGATCTTCCGGAGCCGAGCCCTGTTGTCTAGCTGCAAGTACCGTGCCCCTGACCCGCCCACTGTAGGCAGTGTGACCCCACCATCCAATGACGTGTAGTCTTTGCCCTCGAACGTTAGCCCAATCTCACGGCCTATGTTGGCATAGTCTTCGGGGCTCATTATGTCCGTAGTCTTGAGTCCCAACCCATGGAACCCGAACGCATGAGATGTTTTCATGTAAGGAAAGTCTTTGGGCTCCAGATTAAACTTGGCACAGGACCTTGAGATCATTTCCTCGATTGCTTTTCGAGTGAATGAGATCACCCCGATCCTTGAGGGGTGGGCTCCCGAGTCAAGAGCGTTCTGTATTTCCTGTATCAAACGAAATGTTTTTCCGCATCCAGGGGGACCTAACAAAAGCTTACTATTCGGAATCATAATCTTTTCCTCTTGGTCTGTTGTTAACCCAATCCTCGATCTCGAGTAGAACCCAGCGGCTGGCGGATCGTTTGCTGTGCTCACTGCCCAGCACAATAGGCTGCGGGAAGTTTGGATCTGTTTGCGCCAGCTTGTAGACGTAGGACCTCGATACCCCAAGCAGATCGGCCACTTCGGATACCCGCATCAACTTATTAGAATGGGATGTCATTTGATATCTCCTTGACAGGTAGTTCTATTTCCTCGTCTTCGAACGCAGGTATAACCCAGCATCTAAGAGTTGATTTAACTTCGCCTTTCGGGCTGCGCTTAACAACGTTCTGCTTGCAAGTGTCTCCACCCAAGTCTCGAATCATCTGCATGAGTTGTCCTCTGGTCGGGCCCGAGAATCTACGGTGATGAAGATACTCTAACAGACCGTCCATCTTAAACTTTGTAACCCCTCCATCCGTCCAAGGCTTACCCATATCCATCTCTTCTGGGGACATGGCTCGTACATGGCTGGTGCAGTAACTACGCAAGTGTTCAACGAACTGCCCCGATATAGTTAGCTCGGGCGGCACATCTAAGAAAGTTGCACCCTGCATCAAACTGTTTACAAGTTGCTGCCACTTCTGAGGTTTCATCGTGGGAGGCATCATGTTCTTTTGATCCATACAAGCACGTTGGAACAGCGTCTGGTTCTGCAGTTGCTCAGTGCTCAACTGTATGCGGTCACCATCAACGTCCATGAAGAACAGGCGTGGCTCGGATAACATAATCGTAAGACCACCAACCAAAACAGCATCCGGCGCATCGTTGCCTATACCGAATTTCCTGGTGGCACATACTGCAGGATCACAGTAGCCCCGCATCGGCTCATCCTTGCAGGTATAGAGATACTCTTTTTTCTCATGCTGCTTGGTGAGGTTTACGATCTCACTGGATGGAAGGGGAGGGCTTGCAAGTGTACGGTTGTACCCCTCGAACTCTTTCTGCCAATCATCAGGGCTCTTCATCTTGCAGTACCGAGCCACGTTAAACAGGGTGTTGTTGCGGAACTCAGAGATAGGCCCCTCCGCAAACAGATGCTCGAGGCAGGGTGGCCCGTCTGTGAAATGCTTGCGAGGCTTGGACAGGCGCATGCCTTCGAGGTCGGAC